GACGTGAAGAAGTTTCTATCGAATTGCCCCTCTTCGGATGAGGCAGAGGTGCTGGCTTTCCAGTCGATAAAGAAACTCCTACCACCGTCGTGTAAGTGTCAGGAGAAGGATCTGATTCTTGGCCTTTCTAAGCTTCTCTCGAAGCCTTCAGACCCCCTGCCATCTGGTTACCTCCGTTTTGTGCGGAAGACTGTCTCGTCCCTTTTTCGTAAAGGGTGGGACGTTGGTAGTTATGATGACAGGTGTAGGTTGGTGAACGCCAATCTCTCAGGTACGACTGATTCACCTCGGTCGGAAGGGGGTTGTTTAGGTGCTATCACTGATTACGTGTCTTTGTTAGATGCTGTAACTGGTGAAGTACCTTACGATCCCCCGAAGATCGAGGCTAAGTTGATGGTCGTACAGTCGGCCGGGAAGCCTCGTCCGCTGACGCAATTTTCTTCAAGTGAGGTTTGTCTTGAGCCTCTTCATAAGGCCATTTATGGCCGCTTGTCGAATTGTCGTTGGTTGTGTCGGGGCGATCCGACTTCTGAGAAGTTGGCCGCAGCGGGGTTTCGGCGGGGAGGGACTCTCGTCTCCGGTGATTATAGGTCTGCGACCGATAATCTGCCTCTCGAGGTGGCGGATTTGATCCTAGAGGTGATTCTGGAGAATGCGGTTTCTGTACCGCATTCTGTGAAAGAGCATGCTCGTAGGGTCTTGCATCCGACACTTTGGAACCTGGATTATGACTTATCTTTCGAGATTAGTCGGGGACAGATGATGGGTTCTTTCCTTTCCTTTCCTCTCCTTTGCCTTCAGAACTTTCTTTGTTTTGAATGGTCAAGGTTGGAGTCGGGATTGGATCGAATGCCATTGTTGATCAACGGCGATGATATCTTGTTTGAGACATCTGATCCTGGTTTCGCTGGGCGGTGGATGGAGGTCGTAGGACGACTCGGACTTGAGGTTGAACAGTCTAAGACTTCAGTTTCGACAGAATTTGGTACTCTTAACTCTACCCTTTTTAGGTGGGGTTTAGATGATCTACTTTTTGTCGTTCCGACTCTTAGATTTGGGATGCTCCGTCAGTCTGAGTTTCCTAACTCCCTTGGGACTACCTTTGACTCCTTTGTTCGGGGTCAGCCTACGGAAATCCGATGGAGGGCGGCTAGAGCTTTCTTCAGTTGGCACTTGTGCTCACTGAAGTCTGCTCGTGTTTTGCCCGATGAACTCGGATTTCGTGGTGGGTTGGCTTTTAGGATGTCTCGGGTATTTGGTCTCCTTCGGGACGATTGTTCTATTGCGGTCCTGCCGCGTCCACCTATCTGTCACAATGTAGTTTTGTCTTCGGATGAGATTTCAATGGTTCCGGCCGCTGAGATGACAGATGAGCTTGTGGAGATGAACAATCGCGAGATGGCATCTTGGAAGTTTCGGGTTTCGTTTGAGGATCAGCGCCTTAGGGCGTGTCTCAGGTATTGCCTGGCCCTTTCGGGGGTCAGGCGGCCTTTGACGGTAATCCGTACGGAACCTGTTCGGTACTTCCTGTCTGATCAGTTTTCCTGGAGGAGATTGAGGAAGAGGTTCTTCCGCGTCCGTGAGGATGGTCTTGGTTTGATCCCTGTCTTTGATCGGGTCCTGCTATCACAGGATACCGAAGAATGGGAACCACCTCCACCATACGGTGCAGAAGTTTGGGATTTGGTGGCGCCTGGCTACTCTAGATCTTTATCGATCAAGGATGAGTTGCCAGGGAGAAAGTGCGGGGCTTGACGGGCGCCGCACGGGGAACGTTTCATGGTCGCCAGCGACATGAATCGGTTCGAGGATGTCAGTATCGGCGTGGCCTTTGTTGCGGCCCGACAGTCTCCTACGTACAGCGTTTGAAGTACGTATAAACCTCCGAAGTCGAACTGGTTCGGCAAGGGCCAGCTTGTGCCCTTTGTTCCGGGCGTCGGCGTTGAAGGAGGGAGGAGATCACCGAATCCGGTGGTAACCCTGAATATCGAGAGATACTATGGGTGAGCGGAAGTCGCTGATACTTGACTAGACTGAATTGTGGCTCAGTTAGACCGTGCATACCGGACGTAGGCTTTACCTGCCGAACCGGGGGGCGCTCCAGAGGCCCCTTCCCGCGCACAGCGCGAT